GTTTTCCAGTGGCATTTTTATATATCCCATAATTTTTATTATATAAAGATTAATAAAGTGGGGATTTCTCCCCACGTTATATACTAATTAAGCTCCGGTGAACAATACGAAATTGTTAGCAGCTTGAGTAACTAAACATCTTTCAGATAAAAAGTTAACTCTCATTGTATCTAAGTCAGAAGTATAAGCACCACCAACAGATCCAGTGATCCAAGCTTTAAACCTTCTATCCTCAGTTTCAGATGCTCTATATCTTACGTGTAAGAAAGGACGTCTGATGTTTGATCCTAGCATTTGATCGTATACTGTTGAAGTTCCAGCAGGAACCATAACACCATCAATTTGCTTAGATAAACCACGAGTAGAAGCATCATTTAGATATTTCCAATCAGTCTTGTAGAAGTCATAAGAACCTCTTCTAAAACCAGTAAATCCAAAGTTCAACGCCATTTCAGCTTCATTGTCAAATAAACCGTAAGAAGCAGCAGCGGCAGAAGCGTATGATCCGTTCATTGCAGCAACCATGTCATCAAAATCAAGAGCAGTAGCTCTAGATAAAAATAGCATGTTTTCTTCAATAGCACCTTGCTTGTCTAAGTTTTTAAGGATTTCATCGAAATCTGCAATTGCACCTGAACCAGGTCCAGCAGCTCCAGCAAATCCAGAAAATATATTACCTCTAGCTTCGATAGCAGAGAATAAACCTTGCGTACCATTGATAGTTTGTGCAGGTGTACCTGATGATGGAGGGAATTGTGCTGATGGGAAGTTATTAGCTCCAGCCATTAATTCACCTTCAACCATTGCCATCTCTAAGTAATCTTCGTATCTTAGTCTAGTTTCAGACTCAGCTTTTAAATACCAAAGGTATCCAGAAGTTCCGTCTTCAGTAGCAACTTCGATCCAACCAATTTGAGCAGCATCAGAACCACTTAGTTCATAGTTGTCTTTAATAATGATTGGTGCGTTGTTGTAAGTAGTAACAACTGGTTCAATACCACCTGTCATACCGTTACTTCCTTTTGGAAATTCAGAACCGTATACAAAGAAGTTTAATCCTTTTGCAGCAGATCCTGAAATTGCAGCAGGTAAAGTAGCTTCATAAGAAACACAAGTAAGTGTATCTCCAGTCGTACCACCGCCGTTACCGACTTGAGTAACAATTGCTTTAGTTACAGATAATCCTGTAGCATTATCAGAAATTAAGATTGTATTACCAATTCTTACAGCTCCTGAATTATTTCCACCTGGAATAGTTATAGTTAAAGTAAAAGCTTGTCCTGCAACACCACTAATAGATACTTCATTGTAAGCAATGTGTAATCTATTTTGTTCAGACCAAATTACTTGATCAGATGTCATAGGCATTTCAGCTCCTACCATTCTCAAGAAACCAGATAATGTTCTGTTTCCGTATCTTTCTACCTCTTGTTCGTAAAGCTCAGGTAGATATTGTTGAGCCCATTGTCCTCCAGTAATATTGTTGAAGTCAATGTAGTTGTCTTGCACAATAACTTTGTTCTGTGCAGGAACGATTGATGCGGGAAAACTCCCGCCTGGTACTAACGCCATTTTTGTTTGTTTTTAAGTTTATGTTCTTCGTTTAATTTTTAATCGCTTTCCACCGTCTCCGTCTGTAATAGCTCTAACTTTAAATCCACCAACCATAGGCTCACCATTGTCAGATCCTCTAGGTGCAACGTCAACATTTTTTGACTTGTTAACTATATCTCTAGTAGCATCAGCTTTGCCTTGTTCATAGAAATGTTCTGCTATTCTATCAGCGTTTCTAGCTGCGTAAAGCGCCTTGTGATATCCGTTTAAATCGTCAATAGCACCTGAATCGTCAGTGTACTTATTTACAAATTTACTAATATCATTTTGGGACTCAGCTATATCTTGAGGGTTTGAAACTTTATATTTAAACCTTTTATCTCCAACATCGAAATTGAAACCTTCAAATTCATTTTGAAAATAATCTTTGGTAGTATTTAAAAATTTATCCCTAATTACAGCTGTTTGCTTTTGTGTGCGATTGTATCTATCAAAAAAATCCATAGCTTTTCTTTGCTCATTAGTAACGGATGGCCTCAACTTGATTTCATCGTAATATTTACTTTTTAATTGCTTTAAAAAATTACGGGCTTTTGCAGCTTCTTCTTTGTACGCTAATTTTTGTTTACGTACAAATCTTGTTTCATCAACTTCTTCATCAAATGAAAAATTATCTTCCATTAAGAAATTGATTTCCTCAGTGTCTAAATGAGGTTTAGTTTTTTTATAATATTCTTTAATTAGTAAGCTATCATCATAACCATCGTAGTCTTTATTTAAAACTACATAATCTTCTAATGATCCACCTGTTTCGTTCATAAACTCTACTAATTTGTTTACGTTACCAGGTAGGTTAGATGGTAATTGTTCTGCAACTTCAGAGTCTTCTTCTTCAACCTCTGTTTCTTTTACAGTTTCATTTATTACTATTACTTCTTTTTCTTTTTTAATTTCTTCGGTAGGTTGTTCAGGTTCCCCGTGTGTTTGTCCCACTTCTTGCAGTTCCACTGTGACCTTTTCCCTTTTCTCTTCTGACTGCTCATCAGACTGTAGCACAGGTTCCTTTGTTTCTGACTTTTGAACGGCATCATCTTCTTTTTTTAAAGACATATCTACTTTTGTAGTATTATCTTTTTGGGTTAATTTACGAGGCTTACCTCTTTTCTTTGAAACTTTAAATTCACCTTGTTCAAGCGTACCGTCAGTTTTCTTTTTTATTTCTTCTGCCATGATATGATATTATATAATTATTAGTTAAAGAGATAAATTACCTCTTTCTTGTTGTGTTTCAAAGTCTATGGGCATAAGATCATTTTTCTTTTGATCAATCATAGAACTCTGTTGAGTGCCTATTATTCTAGCCCTCTTGTCTTTTCTTTCTTCTATCTCTTTTTCTCTCTCTTGTTCTTTTTGTACTTTCTGTAGACCAAGTTGCATATTGAATTCAAACTCCATTTGCATTCTTTCTTTTATCATTTGATTTTCTCTTTCTAATTTCTGAATATCAAATTGACTTTTTGCTTGTTCTATTTTTAATTCTATATCTGCTGTAGCTTGCTTTTTCTGTACTTCTGCCATAGCAGCCGCTTCACTAGCCTGAGCATTTGCAGCGCCTTGAGCCTCTATGTTAGCTAAGTTAGCAGCTTGTGCTGCTTCAGCAGCTTTCTTACGCTTAAGCTTAAGCATTTGATTTGCTAGCTTAATATTTTTTATTTCTCTTACATCTATAGCATCTTCTAGATTTATAGAACCCTGTTGTAATGCCATTTGTATATTTGCTTCTAACCTTTCTTTCTGTACTTCGTCTGGCTCTAGATTAAGATATATGCCAAAATCACATAAGTTTAAGTTCCAGAAATCTTCTAATTGACCTACATTATAAACTGATATACTATTTTTTAAAGCTTCATTAGTTAAAGCATAGTCTATACTATCTGCTATTCTTAATATTATATTTTCACAGGTTTTTTGAGTTAAGTATAAGGATCCATTTAGTATATGTCTAGTAGCTGTATTAGAATTTTGAGCAGCTAATTTTTGTAATCCTACTAATGAATCAGAATGTGGAGTGCTTGCATCTACAGACTCGTTTAATCCCGTTACGTCTCTTATCATTTGTAGATAATACTGATATGTACCTATCAATGCCTGTATCTTACTTTGACCACTATTCGATGCTAATTCTTGAATAGGAATTTTACCCATATTTTGATCACCCTCAGTAGTCATTGATCTACCTAAGATACTACCTGTTTGAAAATACATGTTTAAAGCTTCTTGAGGATTATACTTAGTACCATTTCCTAAGTCAACTTCAGCTAAGCCATCAACATCTAAATAAACACCATCAGGTATTAATTTAGATATTACTTGTTGTATTTTTAAATGAGTTAATTGTATCATGTCAGCAAAACCCATCATTCTGCTAACTAAGCTTTCTACTCTACCCATGTATAAATTAGGAGCGCAAATATTATAATTCATATTTACTTTAACTAAATTAGACTTTGGTCTAGTCATATTAGTAGCTTGTTTCCATTCAAGCATAGTTTCATATCCTAATACCTTTACACCACTGTATAATACTTCAATAGACCTAGATACTCTATCAAAGTTATCATTTTCAGGTGGAGAAAAAGTATCAGGTTTTTCTAAAGCTTTTTCTAAACCAGTTGTAGTTCTTTTGATTTTAAATACTTGATCGCTATAAGTTTTGTATTCATAATATAAAACATATATAGCATTTCCGTCTCTTCTACCATTCCAGTTGTATAGCCAGTTTTGATTTCCTTGATATTTTTGTAGCTTTTCTAATTCATCGTCAGGTGTTTGAGGAAACTGTCTTTTTATATCTGCTAAAGTTAATGCTTTAACTTCACCAACGTACCATATGTCTTGAAAGTTTGGGTCTTCGGTATATGAATAAACTAAACGAGAAGGATCAACGTAGTCTACGACAACTCCTTCAGACTTATTCCAAGTTGTTTTAACTGCACCTATTCCACAAACAACTAAATCTTCTAATAATCTTTTTTTAGTTAATTTGTATTTATTAAACTCAAGTGCATTATTAATTGATTCTTCCGCTGCTATTTCTGTAGCTTGTTTATAACTAAGTTGCATGTGTAAATCAAACTCTTCTTGATTCTGCGGTAACTCTTGAGGTTGTGGATGATTATAAAGATCAATACCTAATGTATTTTTTAATTCGTCTAAATACCTTTTTATCATGACATCTCTTTCTAAAGCTGCCATATATTCAGATTTTTTTCTTCTTGAAGAAGGATCTTGAGATGAAGCTTTTATGTCATATCCTTTATCAGTCATACCATTTACAACTATATCTACAAACTTAGGTATAATAGGAACTGGCTTCCAATCTAGATTTAAATATGATAAATCACCATTAATAGCTAATTCATCTTTGTATTTTTGAACAGGTTGTTCAGCTCTAGCATACAGTCTTCGCATCCTAAAGTCATTATACATAGTATTAAACCTATTTTCAACTCCAGATCTAGTTCCACTAAACCAATCACCTTCTATTGCAGAGCCAACTTGACGTCCATAATCTAAGCTTTGTTTTTCTTCGTCTGATACTACTTGATCTGGAAAAGCACTATTATTATTAGTATAAAGCTTCATGTGTTATATTATTTGGGAGATAGATCCTGTGTTATTGTATTTACTCATCTGCAAGTTAATTTCGTTTTTTAATTTCTTTCTTACTGGGCGATATTTGTTTTTATTACAAGCCATTATTGCAAGTCCTGAACTTATGGAAGCATCATGTTTTGTTCTATTATGTAAATTAAATCTTGCCCAATCTATTAGTGTTTCTTGAAAATACATATCACCATAGCTCTCTTCTAGTATTCCAATATAATTTTCTATATAATATTCTATAGCAGCAGCATGCGCTTGCTTAATGTCTTCACTTGAGTTAGGTATTCCACCTATTTCTTTTTCTGTCACTGATAATTTATTCCAAACCTTATCAGGTCTATTCATGCTAAAACCTCTATAACCTCTTCTTTTAAAATAATATAATAACCTAGGTTTGTTGTTCTCACATAGTATAGGCATCCCATAAAAATGACAAGCCATTAAGACATCTTCAAAAAATAATTCAGCAGTTTGAGGTCTAGCTATATATTCTAAAAAGAAATGATTAGGAGGTGCATCTTCCATACTAAACTTAGTTAATCCGTGAAGTGCTCCTTTAGATCCCTTGCCATCCACAGTGCCTGAAATATCATAACTATCACAGCCAAATGATCCTACGTGTTCATTACCAGGATAGTTTACTCCATTTTTTACTATTACATTATTTTGTAAGTTTTTAGGTGGAACCCAAGATATTAAAAACCTTCCATCTTTATTTGGGTAAAAAGTAACTGAAGTATCTTTCATACCATTATTCCAAGCAAAGCTTCCTCTTGTCACGCTAGCTTTGTTATTAAGCTCTTCATTATAATCTATTTGCTCATATATTTTCGTAAGATTAAATAAAGTGTTTTTATTTTCATCTCTAAAAGCATGGTGTTCTGTTCTTGGAAATTGTCTGTAGTATTCGTTTAAACCGTCTGAGTCTTGCTTGAGTCCTTCGACTTCGTTTTCCCAGTGCTCGATAACTCCTGTTTTAATTGGGATACCATCAATTCCAATGATTGGATCTTTTGGTGTTTGGAATACAGGAAATCCGAAAGTATCCATGAATCCTTCGTAGTTCCACTCCATAGGTATGAAAAGAGAGTAGAGTCCAGAACTTGTTTGTCCGTTTTTATTTCTTTTTGTAACGTCTGAAGAAGTGTATAATTTTTTGAAGTTATCTCCACCTTTGTCTAATGCATTTGAAGTAGAGCCCATCATACATTTACCTACGACTCTACGCCCTAGTCTTAATGTAGTTTTTGTAACTCTCCAGTTATTTAATATATTGTCAGGTCTTTCCCACTTACCACTTTCATCATGTGCTAGTATCTTTAGCTTTTCACCATCGTAAGAGTTATCACCAGTGTTTTTCCAATCTATAGTTGTATCTAATCCTTCTAATTCAGCTAACTTAACGTTGTCATCTAGTTTACGTCTAGTAAGCTTCGAAGCTGGAACCCTATACGCCAATTCGGTTTTTGGACGATCCATACCATCTTGGATTGGCTTGAAAAAAAACGGATAGTTAACGGATATTGGTACAACTTTGTCTGTGAACATTTTTTTAGCATCTGCTCCAGACTTTGAAAGGATGCCGAATCTGGCATCACTAGATATAGTTGCTTGGTTAACAAGCTCTGCTGATGACATAAAGGAGAAACCAGACCGTCTGTTTTTAAGATAACACATTCCATAACATCTGCTGTCGGCCTTGCACGCTTCCCAAAATATGAAGAA